GGTCGAAGGTCACGATGCCGAGCGTGGTGAAGCCCGAGAGCAGCGCCTCGGTGACCACGAACGAGGCCTCGGCTGCCGAGAAGTTCCCGGTACTGTCCTGGAACTTGGCCATGTAGGTGCCAGGGTACAGCGGCCCCTCGACCACGATGCTGTCGCCCGGATAGCCCTCCGGTTTGATCAAGCTGCCGTCGTTCCACGCCGCGCCCGCCGCGAGCGGCGACCAGCGGATCCACAGCCGCCCGCCGATCGCGACATCGAGGTCCGACGTTTTCGCGCAGTGGCAGCGCGCGCGCCCCTCGTGCACCGTGACGAAAAAGCCCGCGACGTTCGCCGGTGCAGCGGTGAGGCCGAGGATCTCCTTCGCCGTCACCCCGGAATAAGCCGAGTGCACCCCGATCGCGTTGACCGCCCGCACCCGGAACTGGTACGAGCCCGGCGCGAGGTCGTTCAGCTCTTGCGAGAGGCCGCTGATCGGGCTGATGCGCAGGTAGCTCGAAGCCGCGGCGAGCTTGTACTCCAGCTCGTAGAACGCCACCTGCAGGTCAGCCGAGCTCACCCACGACACGGTGGCGCGCGACTTCACCCCGGCGCTGCCGGTAGTCTCGTAAAGGACCTCGATCACAACCGGCGTACCCGGCACGCCCACCGCGAACGGATCCGGCAGGTTGGTATCCGGCGCCGGATCGACCGTGGTCTCCTCGCCAGAGTTCCAGTCGAAGACGCTCGAGGCCGTCTCGCGCAGGACGAGGTCGCTGCCCAGGATCGGCTGGCCCTCGGCGTCGGCTTCCAGGGTCAGCCCGCCGCCCACGACCTCGAAGGCCTTCGCCGACCAGCCCAGCATCGCGAAGGTGATCTGCACCACGTCGCCCGGCTGCGCGCGGTAGCAGGTGAGTTTCCCCGGCCAGACGACGCTGATCTGCTGGCGCGCGCGCTCGAGCTCGATCTTGGCGATCCTCTGCGCGGTGGCCGCGCTCTTGGTGAATGGCAGGTCGAGCTCGCGCCAGGACCGCTCGCCCTCGTCCTCGGCGAGGTAGGTGGCGTTGGTGACCGCCGGGAAGTCGCTCGGCTGCCAGAGATTGTCTTCCGAGACGTAGACGCCCTTGACCGCGTTGAAGGCGTCGCTCGCCGAGAGGCGCGGCTCGACCCTGGGGACGCCGCGAAGGTGGTCCTCGGTGAAGGTCAGCGTGGGCGCGTTATAGGCCGCGGGCAGGACGCGGAACACCCCGCCGATGTAGTGCACGCGCCCCGCGTTGGCGGTGAGCAGGCGCTCGAGCACGCTGCGCGAATCGGTGTTGACGCTGAAGGCGCCGTTCAGCGTGTAGCGGTCCTCGGTGCCGCCGCCGGCGAGCGCGACGTCCTCGTCGTCGATGTTGGCCGCGGCGATCAACTGCGTCTCGTCGATCTCCGTGGCGTAGGTGCAGCCGAGCCACACCGCATCGGAGAGGAACCCGGCGATGCACAGGCTCGCGTTGGCGGTGTAGACGGTGGTGGCCGAGCGCGGGTCGAAGTGTTTTTTCCCCTTCACCACCGCGGTGACGTTCGGGATCCCGGTCGGGAAGAGGTCCGCGTTCGGGGTGAGGCGCACGTAGATCTTGGTGCGCCCGCTCTGGCGGTGGTCGGCGGTCCACTTGCCCTCGGACTCGGCCACCAGCGCGGCGAATGGCTGCCCGGCCTCGTCGCCCAGGGACTTGAGGATCCGCACAAAGCCCGCGTAGCGCCCGGTGGCGTTGCCCGAGCCATCCAGCGGCACCACCTCGTCGTTGAAGTGGATCGCCTCGATCTCCTGGCAGACGTGGCCGGCGTACGTGATGATCAGGTGCAGGTTGCCGTCGGCGGACTCGTGCGCGAAGGTGAGCGCACCGCCCACCCGCGTCCGGCCGTAGATGTACTGCCAGTGCGTGATCGGCTGGCGCACCGTGACCAGGTTGTCGCGCAGCTCCTGCTCGAATTGCGGCGCGGCATCGGGCTTGTCGGCGAACGCCGCGCTGACGGCAACCGAGGCAATACCGCCAGCGACGGCGCCGACCAGCATGCCTGTGGTCAGCGTGCCGAAGATGATCCCGCCGCCAACCGCCGCGGCGACCGAGCTGGAGACTGCCGCCCCGGCAATCGCAGCGCCGACAGCGACAGGCATCAGCCCACCCTCCAGGCGCAGCGGCAGCTCGGCAGCGGCGTCGAGATCAGCCCCTCGGGCGCGAGCAGCACGACCTCCGCGCCGAGGCACACGCCGAGGTGCTTCTCGCCGTCCACGGTCTGCACGCAGCAGATGTCGCCGCGGCGCGCGAGACGCACATCAACCGACGGCGCGCCGAAGAACCAGTCGCCAGCCGCCTCGAAGCTGCTGCCGTGTTCGGCGAGTTTCAGCATCGCCTCGCGGCGCGTCGTGTATCCGGAGAATTCAGACCAACGGTTTTGATTGCCGGTTAACGCCGCAACAACATCGCAAGCGAGACGAAAACAATCCCATGAGCCAAGTTCGTAAGGCTTCATTCTGGCGCGCTCAATCACCGCGAACAGGCGGCTCTCCCAGCCTTCAGCGCGCAACATGACCGGCAATCGGCGCGACAACGTGAGGCCAATTACGCCCAGACCACACCGCATATATTGCGGACTCACATACACCAAAACGTTCTGCGTGGCGGCGCGCCACTGACAGATTTCCTCGCTCTTGCCTTATATGGATTACTGCGGCTTCGTTCAGTTTTGCCTGTGGGTGTCCATCCCCGCGTGTACGCTCTGACATTGCAATCGCCTCATGAGCTGGTCTTTTTCTTCCGCGGAAAAAGTCTCCGATGCGTTTGCGCACATCCGCCGAGCGTTCCTTGCCGAACGCTGGATTTTTTGAACCTTTCAGTGCCTCGCTTATATTTTTGCAATGATCTCCGCTGAGATTTCGTCCGGTGAGCGCGACACTCACGGCCTTCACCCACTCCGGTGTTTGTTTTCTTCCTTTGTGAGCAAGGCTAAGTTTACGGCGCGTTTCTGCTGAATGCGATTTTCCAAGTCGGTTCTTGTTTCCTAGTGGACCGGAATCACCACCTGGGCTGATGTTGTAACCATTCGGTATGAGCGAGCCACGCGCGGACACTTCTTTCACCTCTAAAATCTTCGCATCAAATACAGATACGCCGGCGTGTAATACTTCCTGCGCGAACACTTCCTTGCCATATTTGCGAATAGCATCGTGCAGGCGACTGCCTTTTCGACCGTGATCCGCAGCCCACATATGTTCGTACCATCGGCGATGCAACGTGCGCACGGTGATCCCGACGTACTGTTTGCCGGTAACCCTGTTAGTCAGCAGGTACACCAAAGTTTTCATCGGCGACCGAATGTCAGCACCGTATCTTGCAGAGATGGGACTTGATCAAATCCTAAATCGTTTGGAAAATCCAGGCTCTGATCTTCTTTTGTATACCGCCGCTCGCGCCGCCGCGCCGCGTCGATCAGGCGCGACTCATACGCGACGCCGACCACGCAGCTATTCGGGTCCGGGACGATGGCCGGCTTGTCGGCGCGGCCCTTGAAGCAGAGGAACGGGTCTGGGATGATGCCGTTCTCGTCGATCACCTCGTAGTCAGTGGTGGCGTCTGGGAGGGTGATCGCGGCGGCTTCGGTCTTGATGTAGTCGCCGGGTGTGGATGCGTGCTCCATCTGGAGGCCCCACGCGAACACGGCTTCAGTGCCGGCTCCAGACATGGCGGGAGGAGACTGCGGATTCGAAATCGTGCTGAGATATACGTTCACGCCACCAGTCCCGGAGGCGTTGACACGCGACCAGATGCATGACACCCGGTAGATGCCACCGCCAATATCCTCTATGACGCCACTAGCGTTGAAAGTGTTGGTGATCACGCCTGTATCGAGATCGACAGTGACCGTGTGCCACACAGGGTCGTTCCGGTCCGTCACCATCACGTAGCGGGTGTTGTCCTTCTTCAGGTACGCCGTGCTGGTATAAGTCTCGTTCTGTACCACTGAGGCGTTTTGGTAGATGCCTGCCCGCGTCGCAACGGCCCCAGCTACGATACGGTCCATTCCCAAGCCGCCGTCCGGGTCGGTGGCAACGTTGGCATCGACTGTCGCGTTGTCTTGCAACCACGCAACGTTATCGAGAGCCTCGGAGTGAAGAATCTTATTAGTCCGCCACCTCGGGCTGACCGTCGCCACCTTCGTCGCTCCGACGTAGCCGGTGATCGTGCGTTCCTGCACGCTGCCGGGGCCGCTTACCAAGCGCGCATACTTACCGTTGAACACATCATCCACCGCGCTCGCCGCGGCCCGCAGCGTGAGCGTTGAAGCCGCGCCCGCCTGCGCCGTGCCGCTCTCCACCACCTCGCGCCCCATCAGCCCGAGCCACACGCTGCCCGGCTTGCCGCGGCGCACCTGGCCGAGCGCGAGGCTCAAGAGCGAGCTCACCTGCCCGTTCAAGCTCACGGTGAAATTCAGCGCCGCGAGATCCGAAGTCTCGACCGCGGATTCGATGCGCATCAGCCCTTCGTCGCCGGTCCAGGTCTTGCTGTCCCAGTTGAGCGTGCCGTGCCCCGTGAAGAGATTCACCGTGCCGCTCGCGAACTCGGCCTCATAGAGAAAGATCGGCTTGACGATGCCGGTGGCGATCGCCGTGAGCATGCCGGCGGTCAGCGCGCGCGCCATGGTTCTTTAGAGCGCCTCGACCGCCGAGAAGCTGATGCCGAACTCCTGCGCGAGCATGATGTCGTAACCGCGCTCGTTGCGCGCCAGGCGAAAGATGCCTTTCGCGCCCGACACGGTCACCGGAGCATTGTCGGCGGGCGCGGTGCGCGGCCCGGGCCACAGCTCGAGCGTCACCTCGCCCGAGCTGTCGCTCGCCTCGTCGGTGAGCGACTTGTGCAGCTCGGTGCCGATCTGGATCCAGTCGCCCTTGCGGATCCAGTTGGAGACCGTTGGCGTGCAGCCGTCGACGATGATCGTGCCGCCAGTCTGCCCGCCGCCTCGAACGAGCGGGCTGCCGCCGAACGCGCCGCGCCCCGTGGCGCCGATCGGGTCGCTGAAGTAGAACGTCCCGCGCCGCCCGCGAAGCGAGGCAAGGAACGCGACCCATTCTTCGGCCTCGGCCCGGTCCATCCGCACCAGCTCGATATCTACGCCCCAGCGCTTGCCCGCGTGCTCGAAGACTTCTTGCGAGAAGGTGTAGGGCGATTCGCCGATGCCCACGGCGTCGAGCATCGTCCAGCGCAGCGGCTCGCGGTAGCCGCCCACGGACGGGACGCTCACCGGAAAGCTGATCGTCATCGCTCAGCCCATCCCGCGCATGCGCGCAGTGCGCATGACGCCGACCACGCGGCCGTTGAAGGATTGGTGCAGATCTCTCACGGCGATCTCGACCCTGCGCAGTTCCGCGGGATCGGCGCCCTGCGCATTGATGTTGACGATCAGGTCGCCGCCGCCCGTGTTCTGGCCCGCGGGAATGATGGCTTCTCCCTTGTGCACCTGCGCGATCATGTCGCGCGGCACGAAATCCGTGCCGGCGTCGAACTTCGGCAGCAGCTTCTTGAAGAAGTCCCCGATGCCCGATCCGCTGATCGACCCGCTGATCGCAGCACCCAGCGGCTCGGTGATCGATTTTCGCAGGATGATCCGCGCGATGTCCTGCGACAGGCCCTTCAGGACGTCCGAGAGCTTCTTGCCGCCGATCACCGCGTCCTCGAACGCCGAGGTGAAGGTGAACCCCATGTCGCGCGCGAATTTGGTGTTGTCCTTCTGCTGGCTTTCCAGCTCGTCGAACGCTTCGCGCGTGATCTCGATCCTGTTGCCGGCCGCGTCCCAGGTGAAGATCATCGATTCGGCGAGATCCACCGCGATCCGCGCGGACTCGATCTGCGATTCGGTGACGCGCTTGAACGCCAGCTCGCGCTCCGCGGCGTTCTTGATCTCCATATCCTTCAGCGCTTCGGAGGCGCCGAGCATGTCCTCGGCGACCATCTCCTCGAACCTGAGCGCTTC